CAAAGAATTCATTCACCTGTTCTAATTGTGAACTTGTCATGCTGTCAAAGAACTCAGTTAACTCCTTGTCACTCATGTCTGCTTTACCGTATACAGTATCCTTGTCACGAACCTCTTGCACACAAGCTTGTATAAGCTTAAATGTTGCTTCTGTTGAACTGTCATCCTCTTTGAGATCAGAGATATGTTTAGATATTTTAGTTGTTGGATACCCCATCACAAGAGTTATATCCTCTGTTAGTTGTATTAGAGGACTGTGATCTTCTGTCATGCGAACATCTATGTCCTCAATCCCAACTTGGACTTCTACTTGTGTCTCTCCATCGTCAGGGCATGTTACCTGTAGGTCAAGAACGTCACCCACCGATTTAGCTCGAATGTTGAGAAAAAGATATTCTATATCAAATAGAGGGCTGTCCTGATAACCTGATGCTCCGTTTGTACATTCATGCACGATTTTACAGATAGCATCGTTGATATTAGATTCAATTTTTGTTTCAAGTGCAATCAGAAGAACCTTTTCTTCTTTGACCAAGAATGGCCTGTATTTAATTTCATCGCCCGTTGAAGGCACTTCAATAGTATATTCGGGTGTTGTTAGTTGTGGTAATGCCATAATTTTTCATCCTTTATAATAATCATGTCAGTAGTTATATGTCTGCTAAATCCGTATTTGGAGCTGGCCGTGGTGATTGAATTCTCTCTGGATTGATTGTATCACTATCAGCCTTCTTAAATCTTCCCATCACTTCGTGCCAATATCTATATTCAAAACTAACAGAAACTTTTTGTAATTCGTTGGCTGTTGCCATGCTAAATTCGTTTGCATTTATTGTTTTGGGAAATGCTTCAACTAATCTTATTCCATGCTTTTTCTCACCGTTTTGATTGAGAGTGAAAATATCGACAGCTCCAACATAATCGTCATAAAACCCCATGTTAAAAGTAGGTGTAGGATTATTAGAACTATTGATAGGATCGCCAGACCCAAACATCTTGTATTGCCACTCACTAAAAATATCTTTGACGGCAAATTTTTCATCTGCAAGAAAGGTACATGTAACATCTTCAAATGTTAGGCCATCAGCAATCTCTGTGGCAGGCCCATATCTCTCCCTATTTGGTGATGTGTTTACGTTTCTGCCGGGCATGGTAACTGATTCGCACCTTAAAGCAAGGCCCTCAATCTCTGCACCAGTTGCTCCAAAAGGAAAATGAACGTGAACCACAAACTTGTTGGTGTGTGCAACACCACCATAAAATCCACCACCATTAATGCTGGATATTAGTCTTTGCATCGTTCCACTAGCCATTAGACTATTCTCCTAGAGTCGCCCCATACCACAGCTGCTGATGATTTCTTAAATCTCTGCACAGGGAGTAGTGCGGCAATCGTAAATTCATCAGCATCTATTCTACGGAAATCCGATTTAGTTTGTCCGTATAGGTATTTATGTATGGTAGGGCGAATTAGACTAATATTTTTTAATCCTGTGTAACTAACATCTAATCGAGTAGTTTCATCATATTTTGTATTATTGCTGTACTCAACTAGTCTGTCCAATAACTTCATTCTCAAAGGTATAGGTAGATAGTGTAGGTTAAGCCCAAGAAATCCATCTGAGTATTCCTCTATCGGTAGAACAAGAGGAAATGTGTCATAGTATGGTAGCTTTTCCTTGAACTTTGGATCATAGAAGAACATGTTGAGTCTACCAATGAAAGGCGCCTTTCGCCGTTTACCATCACGGATTAGGTCAAGTGGTTTGGGTGTACCAAATTCTTCTATTTTATCTTTGTACCAGTTTATGGATAAGTTGCGACCTTTAGCTGCAGCTTTTACTGATTTTATGAAGTTACTCTCTGCCATAGTATTATTTATATCGAATGTTCAAATGATCCTCATTGAAAATCTTAAATTCCATGTCATTATTTTCACACCACTCTGTCGCATATTTCCACTTTGCTTCATTTATACCCCAAGTCCTTACCTCATTCAGCCATTTCTTTGTCTTGCGTTTGGGCTTCTTCTCTGGTGGTGAGCATTGCTTCTTGGGTTTTATCTCTATGATGAATTTTTTGGAGCTACCGTCATGCTGCTGAACCTTTATATAGAAATCTGGAAAATATCGGTGCATACGGCCATCCCAAGGTGATAAATAGGGTATGATGATCTCTTCACTGCCCCACTCAAGTATCAACTCATTCCTATCGCAATACGCCATGAACTTGCGCTCCCACAGGGAACGGTATACAATTTTGTGAGGATCACCCTTGTATTTTTTTGGGTTGGTTGGAGTATATAGACCTTTGTAAGACATAAATATAATATTATATAGGAAGAATAAAAATGAACAGAATGAAGTCAACTATACAATCCTACACGGGCACTCCAAAAGAGCTTAAGTTGGAAAGAGAGAGAAATTTTGTAAAGTATGGTAAGATGTCACAAAACTGGCCTAGTCAATATGGTGTTCCCATGCATATAGGTGACGGCGATGATACTGTAGCACCTACAAATAAAAAACTAAAAACGAATGTAGTTGACAATACAAAAAAATCGCAGCCATTCAATCCAGTTAACAAAAAAGGTTCAAAAACTGTTGCACCATTGGAATTTCCAAATGGTGTTGGTGTTGATCGATCTCAAGGCCATTATATGTTGTTTACAGTCAGAACACAAGCTCCATCAAAGTTAGGAGTAAGAAAAGTGGCAGGCAGTGGTGGTGGTGCATCTCTTAGAAGTCAATTTCAATCAAATCTTCAAATATCGGAAATGATTGCTATGTACATGCCCGCACAAGTGCAAGTTTCAGATTTTATGAAATATGGAGATCAAGAGGTTGGTGTAGGTGGCCTTGCACTAGGTAAGGGAGTCTTGGATTATCAACGGGGTGGCAGTTTGATGTCAGCAGTTGGCACAGGGTTAGGAGATGCGTTTTCAGCAAAACTTGTTGACTTTGTTTCTGGTGCAATGAATTTTCTTGGCGGCGGTGCAACTGCTGCTCAAATTGCCACAGGAATTGTTAGAACACCTCATATGGAATTGATGTTTGAAGCAGTCAACCGAAGAGAATTTAATTACACCTTTACAATGACACCAAGAAATGAAACAGAGGCAGCAACCATAGAAAAAATTGTTAAGGTTTTTAGAAAAGAAATGCACCCTGATTATGTTGATGTCGGTGCTCAGTTATCTGGCCTTGGCAATGGAAACGATATTTCCCCCCCAACGTCTTTAGCAGATTTTGGTGCATCCATTTCACGATTTATGAATTTTCCAAGTGTATTTGAGATAGAGTACAAATTTTTAGGTGGAAATGACGCACCAATGCCGAAACCAAGAATGTGTAGTTTAACTAAATGTGATGTGACATATGGGGGAGGTGAGGGTTATGTCTCTGTCGGTGCGAGTGGTTCTCCACAGAAAACAACAATGGCATTAAGTTTTGCTGAAATAGATATCATGACAAAAACACATGTAGAGGCAGGACACTAATAATGTTTGATATAGGATGGCCAACAATAGAATATGACTCTGTAGGACAGGGGAATACTAAAACTGTTACTAATCTTCTTAAACGAGTAGCAATGAGAGCAAAAGTAAAAACGAATATTCTTTTGTATGATTATCATGACCTTGTTGAAGGAGACACGCCAGAGAGTGTAGCATATGAATATTATGACGATCCAAAACTTTCTTGGGTGATTCTTTTGGTCAATGACATAACAGACAGGTTTCACCAGTGGCCATTACCCTACTACGAATTCATTGCACATGTAAATGACAAATATGATAATATAAATGCAACGCATCACTATTACATAACACAATCATCGGGCGATACTGATGTAAGAATTAACATTGGTGCAGACAATACTGGTCATTCTGGTGCAACCGCTGTAACCAATTTGGAATATGAAGAAGATTTGCAGAACCAGATGAGGAGAATTCGTATACTCCAAGTATCATATGTAAACCAATTAGTTGATGAGTACAAGAAACTTATAAATGAGGACTGATTAATGGCTAAACCACCAATCGATCCGGGCGAATTTAGAATTGAAAAAGCAGAGATACACCTTGCAAGCGGGCAGGTGGTAAAACTTGCAGACCCTAAAACTGGCTTTCTTACACTTGTCTTTACAGAAGATATCGAAGAAGCTGCAATACAGGGTGAATTAATTTTTATTGATACCGTAAATGTTGCAAACCGTGGGCCCATCACTGGTGGTGAAGTGATAGACCTCAAAATAGCAACTTCATCTCAATTTTCTGATGAGTCTGCTGTAATAGATTTTTCCAAAAATAATCTAATAGTTACAGGACTAGGTAATTATACAGCAGATAACCATCCAACGGGTGCAGCAACATCGATTACTTTTTGCACACAAGAAATTGTAGAAAACTACAGAACCAGAGTGTCGCAATCTTTTGAGGGCACATACTCTGACATAGTAGAAGAGGTGATGGAAAAGATTGTAAAAAGTGGAAAGAATTTATATATTGAACCATCTGTAAATAAAAAGAAAATAGTTGCACCAAATGTTCCTCCCTTTGAAATAATAAAAATGGCAATGGAAGAAGCATCAAATGACCAACAAGAGCCAACTTATTATTTTTACGAAACAACGATGGGATATCA